GTCCCTGCCGTCGTGACGTTGACGGGCACGGAGAACGACGTCGTCGAGATCACCGTGACGGTCCGCTCGCCGTTGATCGTGGGGCTCGAGGTGATCACGCCCGCAATCAGGATGATGTCGCCGGTCGTGAGTCCGTGCGGCACCGGCGTCGTCACGACGGACGGATTCGCCAGGGTGTTCGCGGTGATCGGCACCGTGAATTGCGACGGGTCCAGGGTGTAGTCGACGACGGTCGCGAGGCTCTTCGTGTTCCAGTCCGCCGTCTTGGTCGCCAACGGCTGGACGATCTGCCCGCGCTCGACCGCGCCGGCGAGCAGATACGCGACGTTCGCCTTGGTCAGCTTCGCGTTCTCAGCGAGCGGCTCATACTCCGGCGTGAAGAGCCCCTGAATGCCGTAGAACACGGCCGCCACCGCCTGGCCCATGCACCCGAAGACCCCGATGCGCGGCACCGCCTGCGGCGTGATGGGCGTCCCGGTGGCCACCGCGATCATCGCCGCGTGGAGCCCCGCCGTGGCCGTATCGAAAAACCCGCCGCCCTGCGAGAACATGAACTTCGACTTCCCCACCGGCGAGAAGGCCTCGAAGGCATCTCCCAGCCCGTCCGTCTGTTCGGTGATCGACGTGAGCTTCAGCGACATCGATTTCGGCTTCGACGTCAGCCAGTTGTAGCCGTCGATGAGACACAGCGCGCTCGCGCCCCCGTATTTGCCAGCCATCAGGCCTTGCCTTTCTTCGTCTTCGCCGGCGTGGCCTCGAGGGGCTCGTCGAGCGGCAGCCCGTCCGACCGGTCCGCCGTCGGGGCCGTCTCGACCGGCGCGATCTTGCCGCTGGCCAGCAACCGCGCCAGCGCGTCGCTCGCGGTCCCGCCCGAGGTCGCCGCGGGCACGTGCTCACAGGTCGCGCCGACCGCCGCAATCGTGTGATCGTCCGCATCGCTCAACCGTCGGAGCGCGATGAAATCCTTGCCCTGCAGCTCAGTCATGCCACGCCTCATGAAAATCGAATCCGCATTGCCCGCAGACGGTCCCGCGTAGACCGAACCCACACGAGGCGATGCGCCGGTCCTCGTCCGCGCCACACCCGGGGCATCGACGATCCTCGACCTCGCGCCGTCTCGAGACGGGCCGTCCCTGGGGATCCACGAGCGCCGCCGCCGGATCCGGGATTGGCGGCGTCATGCTGCCAACTCCACGTAGAGTCGAAACAGCCCCACGAGCTCCTTGACCTTGACGCCGGCGATCACCTGGTCCGCGAGCGTGATCGTGTCGTCGTGGAAAATCGCCCAGCTCGCATAGCCGGTCACGGCCGGCGGATCCACGAGGAGTTGAATCGCCTTCCCCATCACCGCTTGCGCCTGGCTCCACCCCTGAAACGTGCTGAACACGTGCAGGCGGAGATCGATTTCCGGCAACGTGCCGAGGCCCGGCTTGGTGCCGAACCCGCCCAACGCGTGCTCGTGCACTTCGACCAGCACGAACGGATACCCGGTCCCTTGCGCGATGTCGTCGCCGACGCCGCCTGGCGCGAGCGCGAGGAGCGCCGCCACATTGAGCGCGGCATACACGCCGGCCGAGACCGGCGAGAGCGCCGAATAACTCGTCATGCCTGCACTTCCGAACAGAACAGGTGCAGCTCGTCGCGCGTGTCGGTCGGGTCGATGACGGACTCGATCTCGACCGTGCGCGTCCGGAAGATGAGACGGTCCTTGACGCTGATGTCGTCGCGGAACCAGAGTTCCCAGACACTCGACAGCACGGCGGTCACCTGCGCGGCGAGGAGCGCCTCGCGGCCCGTCAGCGGCCGTTCGTGGGCGTCGACGACCGCGCGCAGCGCCCACGTCTCCGTATCCCCGCCCTGGTCGTTCGGGGTCAAGACGAGCTGCTCGATGCGGATGCGTTTCTCCTTCGATCCCGTGGTGCCCATCAGAACGCCTTGTAGCCCCAGAGCTGCGTGTGCACCCAATTCAGCATCTTCTGGCTCGCGTCCGCGTCCCCGCGCAGCCGCGTCGCGCGCACGTGCTCTTTGAGGCAGGTTTTGATCAGGCTCGGGACCGCCGCGGCCGCGCCGTAGCCGGCGACGAAGCGCACGACGACCGCGTTCACGACGTCGCGCGTCGACGGCCACACCTGGCCGTAGGCGAGGACGACCCGCCCGGGGCGCGCTTTCGGCCCCACCGGCGCGTCGACCGTATAGAGGCTCGCGCTCAACGTCTGCGTCACGCCGGCGGGATCGACATACGTCACGCTCGTCAGGGAGATCAGCGGCGCGAGCGGGAGTTCGAGGAAGTTGTCCTCGCACGGAAAGCCGTCGCGCTTGTCGTCCCAGGTCTGCGTGATGAAGGCGCGGTGCGTGAAGGTTTCGCCATACTCGCGCGCACTGATCAGGAGCGACGTCAAATGCGGATCGGCGGTGGTGTTCGTCGTCGGCGCCTGCGCCCCGAGACTCGCGTCCGCCGTGTTGTCGGTGTAGGTGGTCGTCGTGTTGTCGGCGATGGTGGCCAGGAGGAGATACGTCGCGCCGGCGGCGATCGTGCGATAGAGCTTCCGGGCCGTGACCGCACTGCCGCCGATCGGAATCGCGGAGAGCGCGGCCTTGCCGTTCACGGTCTTGTCGACGACGGTGACGATCGCGGAGATCGCGCCGGCGTCGGTTTCGCCGTCGGCCGTGACGAAGGTCGCGAGGTACCGATGCGCCCCATTGTCGACGTTGCCCGCGCCCGTGCCGAGGGCCGCGGTGATCAGCGTCGGCGCGGGTTCACCGGTATTGGTGTCGAGGCGGAGATGGGTTTTGAGTTCCGCGACCGTGATCGGCTCGGTCGCCGGCGCCGCCACGAGGGACAGAGCCACCCGGTCACCGCCGCTTCCGCGCCGGCGTCTCGCTGGTGGTCGTCTTCTTCCGGCGCCGCACGCGCGCGGGGACGGGCTCCGGTTCGGGTTCGGGCGCGACCACGGCGTCTTCCTCGGCGTCCGCCAAGGTATCGCCTCGCGTCGGCTCGACGTCCGCGACGGCGGCCGTGGATGAGATCACGACGGGGTCAGGCCGCGCGAGTTCCGCGAAGCCGGTCGTCAGCATGTTCTCGCCTTCCGACTGACACACGTCCAGGACCTGCCCGGTTTGATGGCCGACGAGAATGCGTACGCGCATGCAGCCCCTACTACTCGATGCTGAGCAGCTCTTCGTACCACATCGCGCCCATCGTGAAGGTGTCGCCCACGAGGGAGGCCACGACATGCAGACAGAGCGAGCAGCCCGGCGGCACGATCAGGCGACCGTTGACTTCGGCCGTGATCGCCCCGAACGGCACGACGCCGCCCGCGGCTTTGTTGTAGGCGTTCCCCCAGGGGAACCAGCCGTTGTCCAGGACAGTCGTGCCGATCGCGTTGACCGCCAGTCCGCCGTACCCCTGCTTGCCGGAATTGCCGCGCACCGCCAGGGACGCAGTCGACGGCGCCGCCTTGACGGTCGCGACCTGGGCCCAGCCACTGAAGCCCTCGACGACGGCCGTGGACACGAGGTTGAAGAAGAAGAGCCGGTCGATGATGAGGCTCACGCCGCCGGAGGCGTTCCCGTTCCACAACTCGAACGCGGCCAGGGTCGAGGGTCGCACGACCAGCGCGGCCGCGGCGGTCACGGTCATCGTGCCCCACGCCCGGCCCTTGCGGACCATCTCGGCGCCGATGGGGAGGCCCTGCGCGACGACTTGCTCGGACAGTTCATTGGCTTGGAACTGCGTCTGCGCATACTGCCCGGCGGGCTTGCGAACCGAGCCAATGATTTGCGCGTTGGTATCTGCCATGGTCCGTGCTGCTCCTGAAAAATCGGTTCGCGCGCGACTACGCCGCGACGATCTGGGCGCCCTCGTCGAGCGGGAAATAGAAGATGTCCCACTTGATCGAGCCGGTCGTGTTGTTGCCCGAGCAGGTGATGGTGATGGTCCCGGTCGGCAGAATGAACGGCAGCGCATTGAGCGCCGGCGCCAGGCCCGACCCGGTCGCGGTTCCGATGAGCGCTGTGCCGTCGCCTTCGACGACGAGCA